GGCCCAAGGAAAATTCACCTTGGATATGGTTTCAATTAGCCCCCCCCTTTGGGCCCCCCCCCAGTGGTCGCGAATCACTGGAGGGTAGGGGAGGCAAAGCCGGGATGTTCCAAATATCATGCGAATTTCACCCACCATGGGACCAAGCGAATGTATGGTTCCTCCTCCGCCAACCTTGGGGGGCGGGGTGGAACAACACCATTTGTCGTTTGATCGCTGACCACCACAGGGTCCGGACCAACACATGTCGTTTGATCGCGGAACACCACGTGGTGTACAGGGAGTTTAGAAAAATCGCAAGCTATTAGAATAGCCCGGCTTAAGGCGGCCGTCCAGCCGCTGGCTACAAACGCACTGAGTTGGTTGATGATATGTGCCTAATGGGTCACAGGGGTTGTTACCGGTCCCACCCGGTTCCGCCTACCCTGTAACGAATGTGTGGGGGTTTTAATGCCCACACACCCGCCAATCTATCAGCCCAACTGGGCGTTTGGTGCACATTCATGTGCTATATCACATTAACGTTGTGCAACGTGGTTTTGTTACGCCTGTGTCCTTCACGCGCTGCATTACTCTACAGACGAGGTTCCCATGTCTTCACCGTGGTAATGGACTTTGTTTTACCCATGTTTATCCTCATGGACCACCACTTTATGCCCCTGGTGGCAGGGCCGGGAGTTGTACTCACAACACCAGTGCCAACAAGTCCAGCACAGCAGGTGCAATGGACTTACCGAATGACAATACCTCCTGCATGACGGAAGGTTTTGCCTCAGTTGTCATGTCCGGTTGAGGTCGAATCGGACTGACAGTGGCAGCAACTACTGCTGCAGCATCAAGTGACACCGCATTAGCCAAAGTGGTTTGGCGGGTAAGGAAGGCACTACCCGGAACGGGGGTGGCTTCCCAAATGGTGACAGTTTCAAGCTGGCCAACAAGTGTTGCCGCGGCTGCACCCTCAATAACCACGGCTAAAGTGTTGTAGTCGTGGTTATTCCCGGCATTAGTGCCGAGAGTAGTTGAGGTTGTGATAGAGCCAGCGGTGGCAGCAAGGAAGACGTTGTCATTTGGATCACGAGGGAACCAAACGACACGGCATCCTTTATCAATGGCCTCAGCGGCGGAACATCGCTTCCAACGGGAAAGCAAGTTCTGGCTAGAGGCCACAGAGCTACCAACAATAAAGTTGTTAGCTGCGGATCCATGTACGCCAACCAGCACATCACCTGTGGACGTGGAGAGGGCACCAGTACCAGTGAACTTCGCAGCCATAGCAACTGGGCGAATGTTCATTGAGTTTGCCTGTAGTGCCCCCGCCTGCGCGTGAGGTAAATATGCTGGGGCACCCCAAACACCAGCAGCGCTACCGTAAGTCGCCAAGTGCTGAGGCACATTGGGAATGATCTGTAGGTAAACAGCGCCGAAAGCGTCAGTGGTGACGGCGTACTTGGCCGTAGTGCGCCAAACTGAGAAGGCGTTGGTATTCGTATCGGGAATGCCAACGAGTGGACCCTCCTCAGGGCACAACAACTGCTTGATGTACTGGGCACTTTCGTCAACCGGTCCAGCAAGCAGAGCTTGAGTCATGTTATTGCTCACTTGTGTTTTGTAAGCAGAAGAAGGAACAAAGGCCTTGGCACCAGCATTAAGCTGGCGCGAACTTTGAGGCCTTTGTTGCTGTTGTAGTTGTGGTGGCCGGTAGGGTGCAGGCGCTCGGGGCTGTGCACGCTGTTGCGGCTGTTGTTGTTGTTTAGGGCGGGCCACTGTGGGCTGCGCCTGTCGTTTGGGTTGTCTTGACATGTATGGGATACGCGTGTCAGTGGCAGCGGCCACCGCGGACTGTACATCCTACTCAGCTGTCGCCCCCCCGTGCAGTCTCTCGACCTAGGAGTTGGTACGGAAATATTAAGGCTGATCGATCTATCAGCCACCGTTTTGGAGGGTTAAGAGCAGGACCCCATGGAATTAGTAGACCCAAACACCACCACTCCCGTCAAAACGTGAGAGTGGGGTTGGGGAGTACGAAACATCCTCACATGAAAGTCGGGATTCCACGTCGACTTGCACGTCTGGCAGCACACCAAAAGCATAATAAAAGGACAGACGTGTTGCTGGGTCTATCGGTAAAATGCGGGGGTGCAACCCCTTCGAGAGGTAATCCATGCCAGTAGTGAACACGGTCGGTGCCTTGAGCGTAAGGCTCCGTCCAAGTGTTTGATACCACATCTGGGCTATTGGAATGCCGGCAGTTAGAGCTAAGCCACAACCAGCGATAGCAGACCGCCAGTTGTTGTATTGCTTCTCATTCTGCATAGGCAACAAGGAAATGCAATCCTTGTTCATGGCAGTGCGAACGTCACGTACCATGATATACCCCTCGGGGGTGTAAATTGGGTGACATTGGCAGAATTTCAACTGCTCAAGTTTGTCTGCCACCCCTTCGATTGCCATCTCGAATCCATAAGATAGGAAGAAATTTGGTATCTTTCCCATTATTTCAGCAACGTCTTTGCGCTCACAAAGGATTGAGCAATCGTCGCCGTTGTTAACTAGCTGTAGGTTGCGAATGGGATTTGCCCGCGAAGCATTTCCCAATTCTTGAAACAACCTATAAACCAGGGACGTCATAATAATAACATTCCCTAGCCCAGTATTCATGTCGCCTGACATCCGGTTTCCTTCAACAACGTAACGAACACGCCCATCCTTGCAATACCCGGAACAGCGGTTCACGAGTTGATGATGCAGGAGGGTGCGTAGAAGGACCTTGTTAATACGGCCTTCACGACGGAACAACCCGTGGTAGATGCGATGTTCAAACTTCAACATAGGAGTGGAAACATGTTGATCAAAGCGCGAAGCATCCATGCGAATGGCGCATGGTTGATCAAACATGTCCCACTTCTCCTTTATTGCCTGGCCTTGTTGGCGGGCATTAAGGCCCTTCATGACAGTTTTGTGTGTCCTTCCAGGTGTGAGTTCAGAAAACACGCGGTCTATTCCGGTGAATATTCTGTGTTCGTTAGGTTTCAAGAACCTACCCAGTAACGCGTTATACCGGGGGGTTCTTGCTTGGATAACCCGGGGGTCTTTCCCGTACAGTGCTTCAACGTTGGCTCTGTACACGTCAAGCCCAGCTTTCACCTCTATCTTTTCCACCTTCGTGTGGGCCTTGATGGCCGCATCACGTATGTCATAGCCCTGCACATGCAAGGAGTCAACAGCTCGCTGGTAAATGGCGCGTTTCGGCCCGAAATACAATCCTGGAATTTCCTCCAGGGGTATCACGGGGGTTACGCACGTCCTTGCCAACAAGCGTTGTTCATAGACACTAAGATGTTGTAAGATTTGTTTGGGGGTTAATAGGGGCTTTGGGCATGGGATGTAACCAGTCCCGCCTTTGACCAGATATACTCGTGTGACTATGGCACGAACGAGATTATCCAGTGTTTTGTTCGCAACAATTGTTTGTGCGACATAGCCGAAGTTATCCATTTGGTGGTACACTGTCGGCTTCACTCGTGACCCAGCGGCATAACGCACGTCCAAGACGTGTGAATTGGCAGATGTCCCGGAACATTCCCAGGCCATATCCAGAACCTCTTGTCGGATTCTGGGCCAAGACACACCGTGCGCTAACCTCGGGCCGCCCTAATTCCCTGCAAGCACACTGGCAGCATACGCTCTCATCACACCAGACTTCAGCTTCTGGCTGGTGAGAACGTCCTGCTCAGTGGGAATGAATGCCAACAGCATTATGTCCTCCATCAGTTTCTTTCTATCGCATTCGCGACAGCCGTGGAGTTGCGCGATATAGGCTTCGGCCTTCGCAGCGACAATTTGCTTGTTGGTATCATTCAATTGTGGGACGCGTGCCATTTCGGCTCGAACGTACATCCACAATCTTCTAAGGGAAAGGGCGGGCTGGTATTGCCTCAACACCTCCCGCTGCACCTCACGCTCGGGTGCTTTGGGTTTTGGTGGTGGAGGACCGCCGGGTTGTTCTGGGGCGAACCCTGGAACAGGGGGGAGTGGCACCCCATCAGCCCTTCGTGGGGCATTTCGCCCCCCACGCGCCCTCTTACCCTTCGCAGGAGGGGGTCCGGGGGGGGGGAGCACTGCTGGTGCTGGAGGTGCAGGTGGCATGGGCACCCCACCCATTGGAGGGTGGAGTGCAGCTGGCAGCGGTGCTGGTATATGTGCCGGCACGGCTGGCCAGCCGCCAGGTACGGCTGGGGGTAAAGGAGGTTCAGGGGCACGTTTCTCCGGAGCGCGGACCTCGACGACAAAATGCCGTGCGGGTACCTGCACTGGTTGGGGGAAAAACAACCTCTCATCCTCACCAAAAACTCTAGGGATGGCCACCATCTCGGGGTCATGCATGTCATAGATTTCTTGGGCCCAGTTGATGGCATGTGTTCCATCATCCGTAAATACCCACCGAATGGTACGTGCACACTGCGCAAGCAGCCAGATGGCCAACACAATCAGAGCCCCGAGAATGAAGATGGGGATGAATGGGAAGGCCAACCAGCTGAATGCAGCAGCACACACAGAACCAAGGCAGGTGCACAAAGCACTCCAAAGAAGGGTGGAGGCTCGCAGCAGAGGCAAGTCAACGGCCCGATTCCAAAATTGGGGAGTCAGGCGGTTGCTTACTTTCTCCATCGCACGCATGGCAAGCCAAACAAGGGCGCCAGCGGCGAGAACACAAGCAAAGACAAACGCAGCCCAGTAGATCACGGGTATGATCGTACTGGCTAATTCAGAGCCCCCTAGCTGTTGTGTTGCCAGGGTTACGGGCTCGAAAAATGCATAAGTGTGGTCCATCATTGCTGTTACGGACTTTGGTAGTTTCCGACCTGGCTAGATCTGTCCAGCTGCGACTTCGAGAGAAGTTATGACAACAGGTGGCCACGCCGGGGAGTTTCAATCCCGGCACTCGCAGGTTATTAAGCCCGCAGTAGCGCTGTGTCCTAAACACCCCAGGCTATTAACCAGAACAGGATGCTAAACTGTCAGTACAGTTTATCCAGGTCTTACCCTAGCGTAGCCCAATAGGGCAAGCGGTGAGACGAATCCGCCGCTTGAGAACCCCTGCACTAGTAAACTAGAAAGGGAGAGGTTCCCCAACCCGGCAACGATGCCAGTTGCTCCGCGCCACAACCACCACGATGCGCAGGCCCTAGGAGGGGAGTGCGCACCTGCAATGGGTGTGGCGTGGGTGGACAGTTCCGCTAACACCTGGTAGTAGCATCGTAAACGTCTTTGCGCTCACAATACTGCTCAGGTGGTAGGTGGATAGGTTGCCCTCTGTCCAAAAAGATCCGTCAAGCGTAGCAAAA